GCCGACCAGGTCGACGATGTAGATGTTCGCGGTGTTTTGATGAACATTAATCGTGAATATTCAAAAGCTGTTGTTTCTGCCATGGCACGCCGCTTTGATCGCGTGATCGTGGAAGCGGCTTTTGCGGCTGTCTTAACAGGCCGGGACTTCGAGACGAGCGTAACCTTCGCTAATGACAACGGCCTGACGGTCGATGCCACAGCGGGGCTGACTTACGACAAGATTCTCGAAATCAATCAGAATTTCCACGACTACGAAGTGAACAATGACGAAATGGAGAAGCAGATTTTGGCTGTTTCCGGTGACGAGGAAACGGCGCTGATGAAGGAAATCGAACTCATCAGCGGTGATTACACCCGGCAATTTTCAATTGATGCTGGAAAGATTCGGATGGCAGTCGGGAACGAACTTGTTGTGTATGGCGGCGCTGTCAACAATCCAATCCTGGCAGTCTCTAGTGGAACGCGGGATTGCATTGGCATGGTAGGCCGGGCGATGTGCGTCGGCTTGTCCAAAGAATTTGATGTGAAAGTCGAAGTGCGTCCTGACTATGTTGACTTGACGCAAATTTCGATCACCGGCATTTTAGGTGCGGTGAGAACCGAGGGCCGTCTCATCCAAAAAGTTCAAACAACGTCATAAAACAATTGGGTAGTCATTAAAGGAGGATTTCGTTATGGCAGTCATCAATGAGTATGTGGATTCTGATGTAGCGGCAGAAAAGTTTAGCAGTCTCAATCAGCACAAGCAGACGTTTGAAGCGTTTATTGAGTTCGAGATTGCGGCCGCTGATGACGATGGATCAATTTATCGGTTGCTCAGGAACGTGCCTGGTAATTTAATTTTAGCCCAAGCTGAAATTTGGTGTGATGCGATCACAGGCGCAACGGACGTCGATCTTGGCCTTTACAAAAACCTTGATGAAGGTGGCGCGGCCTTAGACGCTGACGTGTTTGCTGATGGGTTTAGTTTGGCGAGCGCTAAGGCGTATTCCGGAGCGGGTCTTTTCGGCATGCAGTCGGTTGATATCGCCGATGTGACAAAACGTTTGTATGAGCATGCGGGGCATACGATCTCAAATAAATTGGGAGGGTATGACATCGCCTTAACTGCGAATACCGTCGGCTCCGCCGCAGGGACGGTCCTTGTCAGATTACAATTTATCCAAGGTTGATCTCACTACGTTAGGGGACAAGAGAGCGGCGGCGCTTATTATAGCGTCGCCTCTTTTTTGTAAGCAGACATGGCCGCAAAGAAACCGTCATCCGATGCTGAAATTTGCAACCTAGCATTGTCCCTTCTAAATCAGCCGCCTATTACTGATATTGATAACCCAACGACAAAAACCGGTGAGCTTTCCGCTCGGTGGTATCACCAGGAAAGGCGTGCAACGCTTAGGTCACACCCTTGGAATTTTGCATCGAAACGCGAAATTCTTTCTCCCTTGAGCGAGACGCCCGCATTTGGTTATGATAATGCCTTTCAATTACCAAGCACATTTATCCGGTTGGTCGCGATCGGGGATGACCAATACATTGATACGGTCAAGCTCAACTATCAAATCGAAGATGGGAAGTTATTAACGTCCGATGTGTTCACAACTGATTCCGATCAACTTAAAATCCGATACGTTTATGACATCACAGACGTAAACCAATTTGATCCGTTATTCGTAGAGGTTCTTGCTCATAATCTTGCCATTCGATTTCATCCTCAGTTCAGCCAATCAGGGGTTACGAAAGATGAGTTAAAGAAAGACTTACAAGTTTTGACATCAATGGCCTTTGCGGTAGATGGACAAGATCGGCCACCGACCCGATTCCAGAGAAGCAAACTAATTGAAAGACGGAGAGGGTTTTCGCGCCGGGGCGTTGCGGGTCCATTTGAAATCATCGGGTAGCTATGGCTGAGGCACAGGTATCATTCCAGAATTACGCGGCCGGCGAATTAAGCCCACGCATGCGAGGCCGGTACGAACTCCCGGTTTATCAGCATGGTTTCGAGCAATGTCAAAACTTCCTCGTTGATACGCAAGGTCCAGCCAGATACAGAAACGGATCGCGCTATGTCGTTCACACCAGGCGAAATAACGTTGCGAATCTAATTAAATTTCAATTCTCAAATTCGCAGTCGTATGTGCTTGAATTTACTGATAAATATCTGCGATTTTACCGCAACGATGGGGTTATCACAGAAGATGGAAAAACCATCACAGGCATTACACAGGCCGATCCTGGCGTCGTGACCGCAACCTCTCACGGTTTCTCAGATGGTGATGAAGTCTTTATCACCGGCGTTGTCGGCATGACCGAAGTAAGCGGTAAATTCTTTTTGGTAGCGAACAAAACGGCGAACACATTTGAACTCACAGATCAAGATGGGGTCAATGTTGATACATCAGGTTTTACGGCATACGGTTCTGCCGGGACAGCCGCGAGAATTTATGAGATTGCGACGCCTTATGATGAGGATGATGACCTGTTTGAAATCCGGGTCGCTCAAAATGCCGATGTCATGTATGTCGTTCACCCCGACTATGAACCGCGGAAGTTGACACGATCTGGTCATACGTCTTGGGCGTTGGCGTTATTTACGCGAACTGCTGATCCGTTCTTAGATAAAAAAACGATCACAGGCGCGACGCAAGCAAATCCATGTGTGATCACCTCGGCAAGTCATGGGTACAGCAACGGTGATATTGTTATCATTGAAGGCGTTGTCGGTATGACTGAATTGAACGGAAAATATTATACCGTCGCGAATCAAGCGGCAAACACGTTTGAATTATCTGGAATTGACAGTTCCGGATTTACCGCGTATTCGTCCGGTGGTTATGCGTCACTTAGGAATTTACTCCCCGGCGCAGTCGCTTTCCATGACGCAAGAATCGCATACGCCGTCATTGAATCAGAACCGCTCGCGTTTAAAATGTCGAGAGCGCCCGACAACAACGGCGCAACGCGCTATGATGATTTCACAAATGGGACCGACGCTGATCATGCGATCGAATTTTCAATTGCCGGTAAAGATGAATCAGCAATCCAATGGTGCGAAAGCAATGAAAAGTTTCTAGCCCTTGGAACATTTAGCGGCGTCTATGGCGCGACAGGAGATCAAGAGGACCAAGCGATTACACCCACATCGATTAAGGTGAGACGAGTCACTTCGATCGGTGCTTCTTATGTCAATCCGATCACGTTGGAGAATGTGATTATATTCTCGGAACGTCAGAATCGAACGATCCGAAGTTTTGAATTTGACGCCTTATTGGACAATTTTATCGCGGTCGATAAAAACATCATTTCCGATCACATCACAAAAGGTTTGGTCAAACAAATGACCTATCAAAACGGTCGGCCTGATATTGTTTGGGTCGTCAAAGAGGACGGCGCATTAATCGCAATGACGTTTAAACCGACTGAGAATGTGTCAGCATGGCACAGGCATAAAACAAGGACGGATGACTTATTCCTCAGTTGCGTGACCGTACCGCGCACAGGCGATTTTGACCGGTTATGGGTTGTAGTAGAGCGCGAAATTGATGGAACGACTAGGCGGTACGTCGAATATTTTGAAGATGAGGCCGTGATCCCTGAAACGGAAGATTTCTTTACAGCGGAATCAGCGCAAGATGATGACGATGCTATTTTTAAACGCGCTATGTTTGAAGCGCAAAGATCGGCGTTTCATGTTGACGCCGGCTTGACCTATGACGGATCAGCCGCGTCGATCGCATCAACCACCATGACACCGGGAGCGACCACAGGAGCGAGCGTTACATTTACAGCGGGTGCGGCTATTTTTGCTACGACAGATGTGGGACGGCAAATATGGAAGAAAGCCGTAAACGGCGTTGGGACAGGACGTGCAACCATCCTTGAGTATTTAGGAACCACAACGGTCCGCTGTAAAATCACAGAGGACTTTGATTCGGTAACAGCTATGGCCGCCGAAGGATGGTATTTCACGACCGACAATGTGACTAATTTGGATCATTTAGAGGGTGAATCTGTTAAAATCATTGCTGATGGTTCCGTTCACCCGGCTAAGACGATCGCAAGCGGAGAGATCACGCTTGATTATCAAGCCGGTGTCGTTCATGTTGGGATCGGGTATACAGGCATAATCAAGACCATGAACATTGAAGTGGGCGGGGTTAATGGGCCAGCGCAAACCAAAAATAAAAACGTAAACACAGTAGGTTTGCGGTTTCATAATACGTTGGGTGCAAAAGTGGGAACGGACCTTTATCAATTAGAGACGATCAACTATCGAAGCGGCGCTGATTTATTGGATCGACCCGCCCCGCTTTTTTCAGGCGACAGGAGGATTCCCATCTCAGGTGGATGGCAAGAGCAAAAGCATGTGTACGTTGTCCAACAAGAAGCGCTTCCTTGCACTGTCCAACTCTTAGAACCTTACGCACAGGTGGCAAACCGATGAGACTTGACGAGATCGATGTAATCCAGTTTCATCCAAAGCACATTGAAGTCGCTTATCTTAGGGAACGAGAGCGAAAGTTTTTTGACCGGAACGAGGACATTTATCAAAGGATTGAAGGACTTCACAACAACTCATTCCGGTCAGTGACCTTGATGAAAGAAGGCAGGATCATCACCTTCTGCGGATTCATTCAACATGACTCAAAAGGGGTCGCTGAGATTTGGCAAATCCCATCGATCTATGTGAAAACTTACCCGACCTATTACATTAGAGCGCTCAGAATGTTCATTGATTTTGTGGTTAAAGAGTACAAGCTAAAACGACTTCAAACCACAACACCGGATGACGACGTTCATGCGAAATTTATGATTGCATTGGGATTCCGCATGGAAGGGACCATGAAAGGGTATGGCCCTTCTAACGAGGATTTTAAATTATGGGGTGCGCTTTATGGGTGATCCGGTAACAATGGCGGTATTAGCGACGGTAGCCGTAGGTTCTTCGATTTACGGCGGCTACCAGCAAAAGCAAGCGTATAAGGAGCAAGCCGGTCTGCTTGAAGATCAAGGAAGAATCGAACAGCAGGAAGCGCATGAAGAAGCGAGACGGAAAGCGATCGAAGTACGAAAATTTTCTGCCAAACAAAAACTCCAGTTTCTAAAAGGTGGTGTAACTTTAATCGGCTCACCTTTAGACGTGATTGATGAAACAATCCGGGAAGGACAGAGGGAAGTAAACGCGATCCAAGCACGCGGTAACGCGCTTTACAATTTAAGATTCAGGCAAGCGGCAATTGCAAGACGTCAAGGCCGGGCGGCTTTGATAGGTGGTTTTGGTCAAGCGGCTCAAATCGGATTAGGCGCTATGGGTGGCTCAAAAGGTGGTTCTGGTTTTTTTGGAGGTGGTGGAAAAGGTGGTGGAAAAGGTGGTGGAAGTGGTTCTGGTGGTGGTGGAGGTG